ATCCAAGAGTGCTAAGGCTGCCGCAGAGCCTCAGAAGATCATTGCGGTGTGCAATCCTGCTTTTCACGCCGCTTTGCGTGCTAAATGTTCACTGCGCCGGATAAAGCTGAAAAACTGACGCTGTAAAATTAGGTTGTTCCCGAAGGAGTCGGGACTTAATCAAGAAGGGAAGCTATGAAACAGATTCATGAGATCAACGCCCGACTCGAATCAATTGCTGACGAGTTGCAGGCACTAAGCGATTTATCGCAGGAAAACGAACTCGATCAAAACCAGATTGAGTTGGTCAACGAACTCGACGCCGAGTTTAAGTCGCTTGAGGAGAAAAGGATGTCTCTTCAGGCGGTTCAAGACAAGCTTGATGCTGCAAAAGCAGCTAAGGCAATTCCAGAAACAAGCTCGATTGTAGAGCCTGCTCAAATTGAAGACTCAGTCAAGGAAGACAAACAAGTGATCCCAGCCCGTGTTAAAAACCAGCGAGTTAAGCACTTTGCCTCCGCTGAAGATGCGTTTACCTCCGGCATGTACCTGGCCTCTCTTGGCGGGAACCGAAAAGCAAAAGAGTTTTTTGCTGCACAGTCGATTGGCGTCGATGCTGACGGTGGGTTTACTGTACCTGATCCGCTCTCCAATGCTTTAATTAACCTCTTGGAATCGTCTGGCGTTGCTCGACAAGCATGTCAGCGGGTCGTCATGTCGGCAGACACTTGGACTGTTCCAAAGGTAACTGCTCATGCTGCCGTATATTACCCCGGAGAGGCGGGAGCAATTACGGAATCCGATCTTTCCTTCGGCTCCGTGCAGCTCGTTGCACAGAAGCTCGCAGCGTTGGTCAAGATGTCTAGCGAGATCACAGAAGACAGCGTTGTCAGCATGATGGACACTGTTGTTGAGTCGATTGCTTACAGCATCTCCATTGCTGAAGATGAGAACCTTTTCAACGGCGTAACTGGAGGCATCTTGGCTCCAGCATCCGCTATCAAGGGTAACACTTTGATTGATGACACGAATGTTGCATCCCCATCGGCTCTTGCACTCACCGACCTCACTGCTTGCAGTGTCGGTGTTGGCAATCCAATTGTTGGTGCTAGAAACGAGTGGTACATCAACTCCACTCTGTTCCATGGCCCCATTCGCGACTTGTTAAATGCTGCCGGAAGTAACAGCATGAGAGAACTGGAAGAAGGACAGCGTCCTACCCTTCTTGGTTATCCGGTCAACTTTGTGAATGTTCTTCCCGGTGCATCCGCAAGCACACCTGGCGATCTGCTTGCAGTCTTTGGTGACCTTCGACTTGGTTGCTACTTCGGGGATCGTCGTGCCTTGAACTTCAAGACCCTGAGCGAGCTATACGCCGAGAACGATCAAATCGGTGTTGTCGCGACAGAGCGGGTATCGCAGATCGTTGCTAATCCTTCGGTAATTTCCAAGATCACGATTACCTCGTAATGAGTAGGTACATCTTTGTAAAGACTCGCCTCGGATTTGAGGCGGGTCGTGTGATTGATGATTCTTCTCTTAGGGAAGGGATTATCAAGACTCTATTAGACTGTAAAGCAATCGAGATCGTAGCTGATGAAGTGGACTCTAAAAAGAACGTCAAGTCCTCAGTTCCTAGCGGTGACGCTGGACGAGGCAAAGGCGCATCTAAGGGTAAGCGGGTCAGCACAAAACGATCTGATAACAAGGCTGATTGAGTCTGCTACAGAACAGCTTGAGCGAGACATCGAGCGGTGTCTTGTTCAGGCAACGTGGCAACAGAGTCAATATGGTTTCCCAGAAGAGGGAAAAGCCATTCTGTTGAACATGGGAAGTGCTACTGCCATAAGTTCGATCACCTACTTGGATGAAGACGGTGCAGAGCAAACATTATCAGTCGACCAGTATTCTCTTGACAGTGGCCGAAATGCGGTTACTTGCCTTAACGACGATGACGGTTGGCCAGAGACACTACTGACTCCCAGCGAACGAGACACAGTGTTTGTCAACTTCACCTGCGGAGTAACAAGTGCCGACTGCTTGCCAAGGCTTTATAAGCAAGCAATTCTCGTTGAGGTTGGTCGATACTACTATGATCCTGCTCAAGAGAATGGCGTCAACACGAATGATGGCCGAACCTACGAGAACCTAGTCAAGAAATTGATCAGGAGTTCGTACCCCTAATGCCAAAGGTCACAGGATTCAATCGAAAAAGGGTTGGCCACAGGAATTACCTTGCCACAATCCAAGGGCCGCCAACGACCGTCGATGAGTATGGTCACGTTAATTACACATCAGAGGCTTGGACATCTGTTGTAACAGATTGGCCATGTGAACTGATTGATGTATCTGGCGGCGAGATCATCGACGGGATGATGACCAAATCGACAACAGAGAAAGTAGCCGTAGGCGATAAGCCACAAATTGACGATGCTGAAATCGACTCGAAACACCGCTGTATTATTGACGGAAAGACATACGGAATCACGGCAGTCAGGGATGTTTCAGGTGACGGATTTACTGTAAGGCTTGAACTCAGGAGTACCAAATGAGTTTTAAGACACAGTTAGTCACAAAGACGAAGCAGTTTGAGTCTGCACAGAAGCGTGAAGCACAGCAGACATCCCTTCTTGCAACAGATCTTGGTGTTGACTTATCCAAACTTAGCGATGAGCTACTCAAGAAAGTTTGCCCGACAGCCGTTGGATATGCTGCGACGATTGTTAGAAAACAAGCTGTTGAGAATGTAAAAAAAGGTGGCGGCGAAACACTTGGAATGTCAAGGAAGACAAAGACAAGGGGTGTTTTCCGTAACGGCAAAATGGTTAATGTCGGAAAAGGTGCTTGGTCAAAAAAGATACTAGAAAAGCGTGGAGCCAATAACAGATCATTGGCTGATCCCGGCGGCATCATCAAGAAGAATATTAGCAGGAAGCAGGGCGGTATTGTGGCAAGCCAGATTGTTGGGCCGCGATACGAGAAAGGGCCGAGAGGAAAGAACTTTGCTCACACACATGAACCACTTGCTGGGGCAAGTACTGGTGCGCCAAATCACAAATGGTGGGGTCAGCCAGCAAAGCGAGCGTTAAGACCAAGACCATTCTTAGGCCCAGCAGGAAGAAGCACTATTGTTCAGCAGCAGTCAGCCATGAAGAAGGCATTGATGAAATGGAAGATTGATCCTTCGGAAGTAGGTGGCTGATGACAAGACCCATACCACAAGTCATTGCAAGACTTAAAGCCGACTCGTCAGTAAACACTTTGGCGAGTGGTAGAATATTTGCAGACAATCCACCACAAGATGACGATTTACCTTTTGTTGTGTTGACCATCGTCAACACCATAGCAAGGCCAACCGTCAACAACTGTCAGGTAAAACAATACGCATCTAGGATGCAAGTTGACATTATCTGCGATACGAGAAGCCAAGCAGAACAAATACAAGAAGCCATTGAAGATTCACTTGGTGAGTATTCATCCACAGATGCAACGCATCCGATTCAAGGAATCACGGTTGATTCCGGCACTTCTTGGCAGATTCTTGAACCGACCGATGGCTCAGACCAGCGTGGATACTGGTGTAGCCAAGAATACTTTATCAATTACAGCAGAGGCTAATAAAAATGGCAGTTGAAGGAGCTACCAGTCAGGGGACTACCGTTGCGTTTACGACCATCGGAACTATCGCATGTGTGCGGTCTATTTCCCTGCCAGAATTTTCTCTTGAAGCTATCGAGGCAAGCTGCCTAAGTAGTTCAGGAGCCAATAACCCTCCAGGCACAGGAGTTGTTGCTGAGTTCACAAAGAAGCTGCCTGGTCAGCTAGTGGATGCTGGCGAAATCTCGATCACGATGGTATTTGCATTGAACGATGAGCCTGAGATTCCAAATGGCTTGATTGACACAGTTACAGTAACTCTGCCATCGGCAGGTTCGTCAGGTGGCATTTTGACCGGAACTGGTTTTGTTAGTTCTTGCCAAATGCCTTCTCTTGAGCCAAATGGATTGCTTGAGCAAACCATTACATTCGTGTTTGATGGCGGCACTGGCCCTACATACACGGCAGGAACCTAGTAAAGCTTTTACACCACCACCACCAAGGAGATAGCTTTGAGTAAATATGTCGAGCTAGAGTCTCATGTTGGGACTCATCTTCTGACAAAGAAAGATGTAGTTCACGAACAATATTTAGTCTACATCAAGGATGACAAGACTAAGGTTCGTGAACGTATTGGACTTATAGGATGGAAGCCAAATAGCAAGCTTGTCTTCATGGCCAAGCTAGATCCTGCTATTAGGTCGTGGGTCGAGGAAGAAGTTGCTGAACTCTTGAACAAAGATTCACTAGAGTCTTCTGGGCCTCCAGAAATAAGTCTTGAACAACTTTCATCCATTGAAGGAGAAGAAGATGAGCTTAACGAAAAAGATCTTACTTAAAGAAGCCGCTTGCAATAAGCCAGAGAAGCTGCCTCAGAAGCTTTTCGGACAAGATGTATGGGTAAAGCCAGTGACGCAATTTCAGCGTTCACGCAGGCTTGCAAGCCTATACAACAAGTCCGGCGAGATTATCACTGACAGTCTTGGTCGCGCTAGGATGTATACGATCATTGACCATCTTTGTGACAAGGACGGTACTCCTCTCTTTGAAGAAAGCGACATCTCTGATCTTGAGCAGCTAGACGCACTCAAGGCCGACATCCTGATTAGTGCCATTGAAAAATGGTCGTCTGAGCAGGAGGGAAACGTCCGAGGCAGGTCGAGCGACTGATCAAGGAACTCAGTAAAAACTACAGGCTTTACTGGGTGTTTTCGATCTGCCATGAACTCAAGATAGATGATCCTATTGCTTGGATGAACAATGTGCCACCAGTCTTGGTTGACTGGTGGATTGCATACTTTGTCCGCAAGCAAGAGATAGAGGATCAGGCTTATAAAAAGGCTGCTGGCAAGCATACCGAACATGCACCAGAAGAAGCATCTAAACTACTAGAGAGAATGGCAAGTGGCGAGCAACGACGTAATCGGGGCACTGTACTACAAGGTCGTCCTAGACCCTAGAGGATTTGCCAGAGGTGCTGCGACAGTCAAATCTGAACAAGACTTGATCGCAAGGGCAATCAAGTCATCTGTCTCTGACTTTGCTAAACTCCAAGCCGAACTTGATGCCATTGGTGATCGTGCTGTTAAGGCAAGCGAGCAAGAGCGAAAAATCCTTGGCGATTATCAAAAGCAGATAATTAGCCAAATGGAAGGAATTGTTGACAAGGAAAAAGAGCTAGAAAAGATAGCCGAGGAGAACAAACGCGCTGAAGCCGAGAAGAAAGTCTTAGCCAACCTACAGAAAGTCCTTGACAAGAAAAAAGAAGCCAAGAAGATTGCTCAAGACTTGGCTGATGTTCAAGTAGCAGAAGCTAATCGCGCAGCAAAAGAAGCGTTGAAGGCTGAGAAGCATCGCATTGCGGAAGAAAAGAAGCTTGAAAAAGAGCTTGCTGAGTACCGCAGGCAAAGACAGGGGAGAAGGTTTGAAGACCTTTCTAGGTATTTCACATCATTTGGAAGATTTCGAGTTCTACTGAGAAGGCTTGGTCAAGAAGCATCTAATGTTAATGGCGGCCTTTCAAAGATGGCTGGAAACCTTGCTCAAGCTGCGGGGATGTCTCCTGCAATACAAGGTCTTGCTAGATCGTTTGGTGCATTAGGCATAAAGATTTTAGCAATTGGTGCTGCGGTAACTGTGTTTGCTAAGTTCATGTCTTCAGCGATTATGGCAGCAGATAGGTTTAGGCGGCAACAAATAAAGCTGATGCCACTGCTAGACAACAATGCAGACAAGACCCGTCGATTCATGGACGAGGTAATGTCTCTTGCTGCGAGAACTGGTTTTGCTACCGACACAATGTTTGGTCTTGCTGAAGCCTTGATCAATGTTGGGATGTCTGCTGAAAGAGCAGTGTCTGTTGGGAAACTGCTTGCGGGCTTATCAGGTGGTGACGAGCAGCGTCTGAAGTCTATTGCTAAGGCATATACAGACGTAATGATGAAAGGTCGGCTGATGGGCCAAGAGGCGTTGCAGTTTGCCAATGCCGGTATACCTATCTACAAAGCGATCGCTGACTCCCTGAATGTGTCTGCTGGCGAAGCCAGAAAGATGATGGAGGAGGGATTGATCTCTGCTGAGCAAATGGCAATGGCATTGCAGCAGTTTGGCATGACAAGAAACCTCAGCCAGCAGTTATCAGAAAACATGAAAACTGTTTCTGGTCAGTTTGCAAGGATAAAAACACTTGTTGAACAGATAATGGGTCAAATAGGAAGCGGCAAAGATGGTGCTTTGGCTGAGTTCCTTAAATGGACTGGCGACATATTGGAAAACTTTAGGT